CGCTAGACAGAACGGAAAAACCCACCTAGCCCGCATGCTTATCCTTGCCCACCTCTTAAAGTGGGATAGTAAGAACATTCTGATCATGTCCTCGAACCGCTCTATGGCTCTGGACACCTTTCGCCAAGTCGCTCAAGTATTGGAGAACAATGACCACCTCAAGGGATTCGTCAAACAGATCCGCTACGCCAACGGAACTGAGTCTATTGAGATGCTGGACGGAAGAAGGCTTGACGTTGTTGCGGCAACTAGAGACGGCTCTCGCGGAAGAACTGCGGACTTCCTATTCATCGACGAGCTCCGAGAGATCAGCGAAGAAGGATTTAGAGCGGCAGTCCCTACAACTAGAGCGCGTCCAAATTCTCAGACGCTTCTTACCTCTAATGCAGGAGACGCTTTCTCGCTAGTCCTCAACGGCATGCGTGAACGTGCCTTAGAGAACCCACCAAAGTCTTTTGGCTTTTATGAATACTCAGCTCCCCAATACTCCAAAATCTCAGACCGCTCAGGCTGGGCTCAGGCTAACCCTGCACTCGGCTACACCATTACGGAGGAAACCCTTGAAGAAGCAGTTGCTACTAGCCCAATTGAAAATACTAGAACTGAGTTGTTATGCCAATGGATCGATAGCCTTTCATCTCCTTGGCCTCATGGCATTCTTGAAGACACGAGCGACTCAGCACTCGAGATTCCTGTGGGTGGCTATACAGTCTTTGCATTCGATGTCAGTCCTTCTCGCCGAAATGCGAGTCTGGTTGCTGGACAGATACTTCCGGATGGCCGCATCGGAGTTGGTATCTTACAAACATGGGAAAGCCAAGTCTCAGTCGATGATCTCAAAATTGCGGCAGATATTAAAGCATGGGCGGATAACTACCGACCAAGGCAAATCTGCTTCGATAAATACACCGCGCAGTCAATAGCGGACAAGCTGACCAACGCAGGGTGCATGACTCAGGACATTTCTGGAGCTGCCTTCTATCAGGCTTGCGGTGATCTATTAGATGGCTTGGTAAACCACCGAGTAGTCCATTCAGGTCAAGAAAACTGGGTTCAGCAGATGAACAACTGCGCAGCTAAGACCAATGACTCGTCATGGCGTATTGTGAAACGTAAATCGGCAGGTGATGTATCAGGAGCGATTGCTACCGCGATGGTCGTACACGTTTTATACAAACCTCAGCAAACTGCTATGATTTACACCGAGTAGTGTATAATTGCACCCTATGGGTCTCTTTTCGCGTAAGCCGCAGATAATTGAAGCACAAGCAGCACCTCAGCTCATGTCTGATGCGTTTTACGGATATAGCAATTATTATCCTTCCGCAGTAAGCCGTAACATGGCACTCAGCGTTCCCGCCATCAAAAGATGCCGCGACCTAATCTGCGGGACGATTGCATCGATTCCTCTCGAGTATTACAAGAAATCAACGGGCGAACATATTGCTGCGCCTCGTTGGGTTGAGCAACCATCTAAGTCTCAGCCACGTTTTGAAACTCTCTATTTCACGTTGGACTCGTTGCTCATGTTCGGGACAGCCTACTGGCGAATTACAGAAGTTTATCAAGAGGACAATCGCATGGCTAACGCCGAGTGGGTTGGTAATGGTCGCGTTAGTTTCGAGACTGATCCTCTAAGCCACTACGTCACACAGTATTACGTCGATGGTATTCCAGTTCCAATGTCAGGTCTTGGTTCTCTCATTACTTTCCAAAAAGACGAAGGAATCCTTGCAACTGGCGCACGAACAATTCAAGCAGCTGTTGATGTTCAAAAGGCTGCGGCTGTTGCTGCTGCCACTCCAATGGCGACCACTATATTGAAAAATTCAGGCGCAGACCTACCTCCTCATGAAGTCTCTGGACTTCTTTCGGCGTGGAAGAACGCTCGCCGTAACGGATCAACCGCATATTTAACTTCTACTCTCGATGCGCAGAATCTTGGCTTCTCACCAAAAGAAATGCTCTACAACGAGGCAATTCAAAACCTTGCTACAGAGTGCGCACGTCTTTGCTCCGTTGATCCATATTATGTTTCAGCATCACAAAACACAACCATGACTTATGCAAACGTCCAAGACGAGCGCAAGCAGATGGTTGCTTTTACTTTACAGCCTTACGTTTCAGCGATTGAGTCTCGTCTATCTATGGACGACATTTCAACAACTGGTCACTACGTCAAGTTTGCACTAGATGACACCTTCTTGCGCACAGAGCCAATGGAGCGTCTGCTCGTACTTGAGAAGATGCTTGCTCTTGGCTTGATTACAACTGAACAGGCAATGGAAATGGAAGATTTATCTCCTAACGGAAATGAGAGCGAATAATGGAAACTCTATATATCGAAGCAGCCTCAATTGAGTGCAGCGAAGAACGTCGCGAAATCTCAGGCAAGATTGTGCCAATGGGAACAGGCGAAGTAGGCAACACTAATCTTGGAGCTTATGTATTCGAGGCAGGGTCTATCGACATTGCTGACGTATCAAAAATCAAGCTCTTGTCACAGCACGACATTAAGAAGCCTGTTGGTCGCATGATTGCAGCAGAGACACGCGAAGATGGCATTTATGCAACCTTCAAGTTATCCCGTAGCCAAGCAGGTTCAGACAGCCTGATCATGGCATCTGAGGGGCTAGTTTCAGGCTTGAGCATTGGGGCGGAAATCGTTTCATCAAAGCCTTCACGCAATGGTTACACAGTTGTGACTGCTGCAAAACTAAAAGAAGTTTCTCTCGTTACTGAGCCAGCTTTTAAGTCTGCTCAGGTACTAGAGATCGCGGCAGAGGAAACCCCTGTCGAAGAAACCCAAACTACAGAAAGCGAGACAGTCGTGGAAGAAACCACACCAGTCGAAGCAACACCATCAGTAGAAGCTGCGGCTGTCGAGGCTGCTCGTCCTACTGTTACAGCAATGGCGTACACCGCGCCACGCATTGACACAAACCCAGCAGTTTTCCTTGAAAACTCAATCCGCGCACAGCTTGGTGACGACAATGCTCGTCAGTACCTTGCAGCTGCATCAGATACAACTACAACTGAAGTTGCTGGTCTCGTACCAACACGTCAGCTAACTGAAATCATTAACAACAAGTCAACAGCAGGTCGTCCTTCTATTGACGCAATTTCAACAGGCACACTTCCAGACGCTGGGTTCAAGTTCCAGATTCCTCGCGTCAAGGCAGTCCCTACTGTGGCTGAGACAGCAGAAAAAGCGGCGTTTTCAGATACACAGGTAGAAATTGAGTACCTAGACGTAGATGTCAAAAAGTATGCAGGAATGCAGTTGTTCGATGTAGAAGTTCTTGATCGTACTTCTCCAGCGTTCTTTGCAGAGCTTCAGTCACTTATGGCAGATGCTTACGCAAAGGCAACAAACGTCGCAGTTCGCACAGCAATTCAGGCTGGCGCAACAGCAGACTCAACAACAATCACACTTCCATGGGACGGCGCAGAAATGGCTGGCTTTATTGCTCGCGCTTCTGACTCTATCTACACAAACACACTTCGCTTTGCAACAGGTGTAATTGTTTCTCCTACACAATGGGCGAACATCATGGGCATGGTTGATTCATCAAACCGCCCTCTATTCATCGCTGCACAGCCAATGAACGCAGCAGGTAACGTTTCACAGTCACTCCGCGGATCACTCCTAGGTCTTGACTTGTACGTTGATTACTCACTCACAGGTGCAGCAGACGGATCAATCGTTGTTGTCAACCGCGAATCATTCACATGGTTCGAATCAAGCCGCTTGCAGCTTCGCGCTGACAAGGTAGGCACAGGTCAGGTTGAAGTCGGTTACTACGGCTACGGCGCAATTGCTACTAAGGTTCCATCAGCAGGCGGCGCGTTCAAGTTCAACCTCGCTTAATCAAGTAACACCCTAAGTCGCTAGAGGGGGCTACCAGAGCCCTTGTAGTCCCCTCTAGTCTTTAGAAAGGAAAGCATGTCACTCACAACTGTTGCAGAACTTCGCACCGCCCTAGGCGTTGGGACGCTCTACGCTGACAGCGTGCTTCAAGAAGTCTGCGATGCCGCGGATAACGTGCTTATTCCATTTATTTGGGCTAATACAAATTCAGCAGTAGGGCACAGCAATGAAGCTGCTACTGGTACAACATATTTTAATATTCCAGTCCTTGATGTTTATTACGTTGGACAAACTGTAGTTATTTCAGGTTCGGGTTCTAAGCACAACGGCTCAAAGACAATTACAGCCGTAGATAACCACTCGATTACTTACGCCATCACAGGCAACAATAACACCCCAGCTCCTTACCACCCAATCAACCCGTTTGGTACAGTCGCAGCTGATACTTACTTAGATCCTTCAACAGTTCCTGCAATTCAGGAAGCTGCTCTTATGATTTCGATTGA